TCCAGCGAAGATGAATTCCTAGAGCAACACTGCATGCTTGATTTAGACGATGACGGCATTGCAGAGCCTTACATCGTTACGGTGCATACTCAATCGGAAAAGGTTGCTCGAATCGTCGCACGCTTTGACCGCTCATCTATCCTAGTTAAGTTAGCTGATGGCGTTGTTGCTTCTCTAGATAAAGCAATGGCTCAGGCGGTGCAGCAAGCAAGCCAAGAAATAACTGTGACAATGGAAGGTCAAGAGCCTATCGAAGCAATCTCAGGCGCACTAGAGCAGCTACAATCAAAAGCGCTAGGTATGCTGAAGATTGTGAAGATTAAGCCTGTCAACATGATTACTAAATACGGCTTCATCGTTGCACCTGATGGTACATTCCTCAATTGGGGTTATTGCCACTTGCTGACCGGATACCTTGAGCTTATCAACACCACGTCAAACCAAACGATTGACAGTGGCAGCTTAGCCAATATGGGTGGCGGCTTTGTGTCGAAGGAATTCCGCAACAACAAGTCGCCATTCCGAGTATCGCCAGGTAAGTTTGTTCAAACCGGAGTCGATGCACAGACAATGCAGACAGGCATCATGCCGTATCCATTTAAAGAGCCGTCAGCGTCATTGATTACGCTAAACCAAGAAGCTAAGGCGGAGGCTCGAAACCTAACGGCAATCATCAACATGGAAGGCGCAATTGCACCAAACGCACCAGCGGCGACAACTCTTGGCTTGCTTCAAGAAAAAATGATGCCAACAACTGCGCTGATTAGTCGCATCCTTCGCAGCATGTCCGATGAATTCCGCAAGATGTTTGACCTTAACGCCAAGTACACTGACCCTGTGACGTATCAAGAAGTGCTGGACGACCCGCAAGCGGATTACCAGCAAGACTTTACCCGCGCAGGATATGACATTGAGCCAACCGCTGAAGCGGCTAAGTCAAGCATGATGCAGAAAATGCAATCAACGCAAGTATTGATGGAGCTGATGCCAGTTATCCAAGCGTCAGGCGGTCAAGTGAAAGCGTTAGTATCTGAAGCGCTTGATGCTATCGGCATTCCTGAAATGCTTGATAAGCTCTATCCTGAAGGTCAATCAGACCCGCAGTTAATCGCTATGGAACAAGAGCGCATGCAGATGGAGCAGATGAGCGCGCAACTGCAACAGCAAAACAACGAGCTATTGAAGCAGCAGAACGAGATCAAGATGGCAATGCTGCAACTTGAGCAACAGAAGGTTGAGCAGAAATCCGCAGAGCTTGCACTGAAAGCGCAAGACCAAGACGGGCGATTGAGTTTAGAGGCTGCGAGACTTGATGCAGAAGCGCAACGCACTGAAGCTGATGAGAATCTGAAAGTAGCGCAGACGTATAAAACGTATCAAGAAGCCGAGCAAATCGGAGCGCCAAAAGTTGACGTAACAATAGGAGCAATACCAGATGGCATGCAATAAAAAAGGCAGCAAGAAGCCGCCTAAAAAGTAAATCGAAGCCCCTTTATTGGGGCTTTTTATTAAAATTTAAAAAAATCAATTATTGAAGTCAAACTAGTCCTCAATGTTGATGGCTTTTTCTTTTCAAGGCTCAACTTGGTGCCCTTTTCTTTCATAGCGTCAAGGTATTTTTTGTGCTCAAGCCATGAGCGGTAATAAATCGGCTCACCTATAGGGGCGTGGCTGTTGATTGCCGAGCTTGGAGATGGCTTTTTCTTTTTATGCTGCCTGTGAAGATTTAAAAGAGCGCTTTCAGTCGCTTGCTCCATGTATAAATCATATGTTTTCTCAAAATCCGCAGGCACGTGAAAGCCAAGCTCTTTTGCCTTTTTGCAAAATGACAGATAAGGAGTTGAGCCTGCGTGGCCATACTGCCAGCCTTGACCAATCCATTTTATGTCACCCATTTTTACTGCTTTTTTCTTTTCCCTGCATAGGTAGAAATCATAATGACTATTCATTTTTCACCCCTAACAAGCTTGCCGTTGCTGTCAAATTTTAAAAATCCATCTTTTGCAACTCGCTTTGCGAATGCGCCCCACATGCGGTCTTTTATCTCATCATCTGTCATGCCTGAAAGCCAGCGAGGAAACCAAGCATCGACACTACATTGACTGCGTTCTTTCCTGCACATATACGCATCATAATGACTATTCATTTTTACCTCCAAAGCAATACTCACGTTTAAATATCGCCATCATGCCTTCCATTTCAATCTTACTTGGCATTCTTTCAAATGGCGAGGTGAACTCTAGCAGCTCGTGCGGGCTTGTAGTTAGAAGATGCGATCTCCTTATGGATTCATCAGAGTTAATGCATTTTACCCTGCACATATAAACATCGTAGTTGTTATTCATTATCAAACTCCAAAGTCGTAACCACTGTGCGAGTGACTTTAACTAGTTTGGCTTTTGCAAGGTATCGCCTGTTATAATCAGACTCATAAGTAAAATCCTCTGGCGTTTTCGCAAACCTAGGGTCGGCAATTTTTCCATCAATAATGTCAACCCAGCAGCAACTACCATTATCACAATTTGGGTCTTTGCCCCATGCCTTGTTGTCTAATACCGCCATAACGCCAGATTTTGTTTTGGTTTTTGTTTTCATTTCCACATCTCCAATTGATTAAAAACAAAACATAGCACCACACCAACAACCCCGCAACAACAAAGATTTGACGCCATTTTTTTGACACCGCCAATAAATTGACGCATAATCATTTGCAGAGACTTTATCCACAACAGAGAGCAACAACCATGCAAGAGACGCATGATATTTTGGGGATTGAGCGCCTGCTCAGTAAAGCCCAATCAGAAATCGAAAGCTACGAACCCACGCCAGACGAGTTCCAACGATGGAACGACAATCCGATAACCCAGCGACTTAAAAAACAACTAGCAGTTGACTTGTATGTCCACCTATTCGACTCGCCTGTGCGCAATGTCGAATATGTAGCGATGTTGCAGGGGATTATTGCTTATGGAGTAGAGGGAAAAACCAATGAGCAAAATTAAAGCAACAGGCTATTACGTCTTGATTGAGACAGAAGAAGTAACACTCAAATCAGACGGCGGAATCATCATGGCAAGCGCTAAAGATGAGAAGCGACTTGAAGAAGCGCAGTGCATTGGCACGGTGGTAGATATTGGACCGCGAGCATTTAAGGGCTTGCAGTGCGGCTGTAACTCCGCTGAAGAGTGGGGCGTCAAGATTGGCGACAAAGTAGAGTTTGCCACGTATGACGGAAAGCGCCCAGTGTCAGCAGGTAAGGATACCAAATACCGACTAATCACAGACCAGAAAATTATCGCGGTGGTGACAAATGAGTGAAGAAATCCATTTCAATGAAGATGCCTTTAACTCTGTTTTTACCGCAGAGCCAGAAGCACCAAAGCCAGATGTTGAGCCTGAAGTGGTCGCCGAAGAAACAACGCCAGAGCCAGAAGCTAAGCCAGAAGTAAACGAAGAAGAGGCGAAAGCATCTCAACGCGGCTGGACGTCAAAAGCAGAATGGGTGGCGCAAGGTAAAGACCCTGACGAGTGGGTAAGCGCCAAGCACTTCAACGAGAAAGGCACGCTGATTAGCAAGGCGCGTGAATTTGAAGCGCTGCAAAAGACGTTTAAGGCTGACGTCGATAACGTGAAGAAATACGTGCAGGCTCAAGCTCAGTTGCAAATCCAGCAGTTGCAAAAGCAAAACGCTGACTTGTTAGAAGCTAAGCGGCAGGCTGTGCAGTATGGTGATTGGGATGGCGTACAAAAAGCCGAGCAAGCTTTAACAAGTAACGCCATCAATCAGATGAATCTGCAACAGCAAATTCAAGCGCCGCAACCTAACCAGCCATCAGAAGATGAATTGGCAGTTGAAGCGCAGTTCGAGCGGGATAATCCGTGGATTAACGTCAAAGACCCAACAAGCCCCGAATACGGCAAAGCGGTGTTTGCACAGAATCTATACGCTCAACTGCTCGCGACTCCTAACATGACAGTCAATCAGCGTCTTGAGTATCTACAAGGTGAGATTGCGCAGAAGTTCCCAAGCAAAGCGCCAGTGAATCCAAACCGCGATAAACCAGCCATGACCGATAGCAAGCCATCTGGCAAGCTGAGCGGAGACATGACATGGGCTGACCTGTCAAAGTCTGAGCTGTCAGAGTGGCAGTCATTCGGCGAGATGATGTTCAACGGCGACAAGAAAGCTTTCCTAAAAGCAGTCAAGAATTCAAGAGGTTAATACCATGAGCAGACCACGCAGCGAAGAAGCAGCACTATCAAAAGACGTAGAGCAACGGCCAGAGCGCAAAGAGCGAATCTCTATGGCGCAACAAGTTCGGAGCTATACTGGCTTAGATCCAAATTACTTTTACTACGAATTTGACGCGAACAAGCCTGGCAGAATTCAGCAGGCACTTGACGCGGGCTATGAATATGTGCAAAACTCTGATGGGGCTAATGTGTTTAGAGAGAAACACGGCGGCAAACTGATTCTGATGCGTATCACTAAAGATTTGCGTCAACAAGATTTCGAGGCAGGCCAGCGAAAAGTTAACGAGCAAATTGGCGAGAAAGTCCAAGCCGTTAACGATTCAGGCTCACTGCCTGACTATATACCGAAGGGCGACGACGGCAGAGACCGAGACCGTGTAGCTACCTTGGATATGGGCATCTAAAGACCGACCAGCACAGCCGAGCATCATGCTTAATTGGCGCAGTGCAAAATCAAACTTTAATCACCTAATTCGAGGGTAACACTATGGCTTTTTCCGTTAATACGGCAGGCAATAGCACAGCAGAGAACGTCGGCAAGGTTCGCCGCTTCTTTGTAGCTTCTGCTCACGCCACATTTTTAGCACCTGGCGACCAAGTTCGCTTAACAGGCACATCTGACACCGAAGGCGTAGCTGCTGTTGATGCAGTTACTGCAACCGCTCAGCAAATCGCAGGCGTTATCGCTTCTGTTGAGTATCAAGTGGTTGGCGAAAACCTGTCAAACACTGGCTTGCCTGCTGGCACTGCTGGTTATGTTTATGTTCACACTGACCCAGCTTTATGGTTCTTAGCTCCTGTAGCTAACGGTCCATTGGTTGCTGCTGACGTTGGCTTAAACGTAGATGGCACTTATACGGCATCAACCCGCGTTGGCGGCATGTCCGTATCTACCCAAGGCGTTAACGCTACTGGTAAAGCAACTACTGCAACCCTGCAATACCGCGTACAAGGTTTATTACCTGACGCAAACGGTGTTCTTGGTAACGTGGCATTAGTGTCAATCAACAACCAAACTGCCACGGGGGTGTAACATATGGCTGGTACAATTACTCGTGGTAATATTCCACGCTTATTGCAGGAAGGTCTAAACACTACATTCGGTCACGAATATAAGCGTTATCCAGACCAGTTTACAAAGCTTTTCAACACTGAAAGCTCGCGCAAAGCCTTTGAAATCGATCAAATGGTTGAAGGCATGGGCTTAGCGTCAATCAAGCCTGAAGGCTCAGACGTTGCTTTCGATGACTTCCAACAAGGTTACGCACCGAAGTACAACCACTACACAGTGGCTAAAGGCTTCGTTGTAACTCAGGAAGCATTGGAAGATGAGCTTTACGGCTTGATGAGCAAGAAAGCTCGGATGTTAGGTTATTCAATGAAAATCACCAAAGAAGTGATTGCAGCGAATATCTACAACCGCGCATTCAACCCAGCTTTCACCATGCCAGACGGCGACGGTGTTCAGTTGTTATCATCAGCTCACCCTGCCGGCCCATCAGGCGGCACATTCAGCAACGTGTTATCTGTTGCGGCTGACTTATCAGAAGCTTCATTGGAAGATTTGTTAATTCAAATCGGCTTGGCTACTGACTCACGCGGTCAACGTATGATGTTAAGCGCTGAAAAGCTGATTGTTCCTGTAGCGTTACAGTTCGATGCTCACCGCATCTTAAAATCTACGCTGCAAAACGACACTGCCAACAACGCTATCAACGCCGTGCGGTCTATGGGTCTAATCTCCGAAGTGGTAGTGAACAACTACCTGACTTCAAACGATGCTTGGTTCATCAAGACTGACGTACCAGACGGCATGAAGCACTTTGTACGTCGTGAGATTGCTTTCGGTGAGGACAATGCGTTCTTATCTGGCAATGCTCGCTTCAAGGCTTCTGAGCGTTATAGCTTTGGTTGGAGCGATCCACGCGGAGTTTACGGCTCTGCTGGTACTGCGTAAGCGGTTTAGTTACAAAGAGGCGGCTTCGGTCGCCTTTTTTATTGAAGGATTAATATCATGTTTGCAGTATTAAGAACTGACCACTTTATAGAATACACAGACCGCACCGGAGTTAGTCGCTTGAAGGTTGATGTAGGTTCATCATCACAAGCCGCTGGCGATGAATTCCAAACTACGCAAAGCTCAACGGCTGTAGCATCTGCGCCAGTGCTACGAATCACCGCGCCTGAACCGATTGATATAACTGAGATGGAAATGACTGTTGTACTTGGCGGCGTTAACGTGCAAGTGTTTCAAGCAAGTGCTGGCACTCCTGGCGGCACATTCACTGCCGCACCAATTCAATCAACCAACCTTAGAAACGTCAAGGCTCCATCATTCAGCGTTGCAAGTGGTGGCACGTTCACGCCGTCTGCTGCTGCACTTCGTCAAATGGTGGTAAATGGCGGCACCGCTGTCGCTCCATTGGCTAGCGTTAACCGCATCAATCGTCGCGTGCTGTCGCTACCTGCTGGCACGTATTACATCGTGACAGGTTTGCTGGCTGGCGTTGCTTCACTGACTGCTGAGTTAATTGTTACCATTGTTGACGTATGACAACAGCTAGGCTAATCTAATAAAGCAACACGACAGGAGTCACGTTGCTCAACTTCCCACGCTTGGCCACAATGGCAGATAACACGACCTAGAGCAGCAGACTCCATCTGCTTTTGTGCCTAACGTGTTTGA